AGCAGATAGAAAAAGAAATTAAAGATGGAATTATTCCAGATCCAAATGCTGTAGATCCTATCACTGGAGAACCACTTGAAGGTGGTGGAGATTTAGGTGGCGTTCCAACAGAACCAGAAATTGATGGTAGTGTCACTGATGCACAGTTAAGTAAAGATACCAAGTCAGCAGAAATCTAATGAAAGTATTATCAGCAGAAACTAATCTATCATCTGCCACAAATGTTGGTAGTGCGAGTGTAGTAAGAATATTTAACAGCGATTCTTCCGCAGCAACAGTTACAAAAAAAGACTCTGGTGGATCTACAATAGGAACTTTTACAGTTGGTGCTGGAGAAGTAATTTATTGTGAGAAAAATTATACAGATACTTTAGAAGGAGGAGCAACACTTAAGGTATCGAAAACAGCATATAGTTCTATGATGTCATACGCATCATATACATCTTCTGGTGGTGGTGGAGGAGGATATACTCCTCCCAAGTTAGCTGATCTTGTAGTGTATTTAAATCCAGCTTCTTATTCTGGTAGTGGTACAAGTTGGCCTGATTCAAGTGGTAATAGTAATGATTATACATTGGTTAATGGTGTAAGTTATCAGACAAGTCCAAAGAGATTTAATTTTGATGGCACTAATGATTTTGCACGACCTACATCTTCTTATACTGTCAATTCAAACACAGTAACCTTTATAGCATGGATAAAAAGAAATGGCACACTAAATTCATATACTGAAATTATGTTTGCAAGAAACGTTGCAGTAAATAATGCGAATGGATTTAATTTCTACGGTAGTACTCATAATCTTGGGTATCACTGGAATAATTCAAATTGGGGTTATAATAGTGGATTAAACATTGCCGATGCAACTTGGACAATGGTTGCTTTAGCAATTTCTTCTAGTGCAGCAAAATTTTATAGATATACATCTAGTTCAACCCCATCAACTGCTCAAAATAATACTAGTCACGGTGCTCAACCATTTACTGGAACAACTGCTGGTGCTTTAGGTATTGGTAATGATTGTGAAGTAGTTGATCAAAGAGGTTTTAATGGTGATATTGGACATGCACTGTTTTACTCAACAACATTATCAGAATCTGATATTACTGATATCTATGATAATACTAAATCAACGTACGGTTACTAACTATGTCACGCAATTATCTAATCATCCAATCCTCTGAACTTAGTAAAGTAGACTTTTCTCAAGTCTTAGAAACTTCTGCTTCTACTGTAAGAAAATCATTAGATGAAACAAAAACTTTTATAAAATGGGAAGGTGATACACCATCATTTGTAAGTAATTTAACGAGCACAGAAGGACCATACACTAATAATGAAATTAGAAATATTTTAAATACAGATGTTTGGGTATCTGAAAAGGTATAAATAAAATATAACAATATATAAATTTTTATGCCTGATATTATCGATTTGATCGCTCAAGATTCCAAAGCTTCTGAAATTAGTTCAGAAATAAAGGATAGTCTGTATGCGAAAGCTGCAGAAAAAATAGAAGCATTACGTAGTGGTGTGAGTGATACAATGTTTAATGAACCACAAGTTGAAGACGAAGTGGAAAATGAAGTTGAAACTGAAAATGAATTAGAAACAGAAGAAGAAACTGAGGAACCAGAATAATGGCATCAAACACAAATGTATTAGCTGCGGAAATTGCATTACCAACGACAACAGGAACTGCGACAAGTTTTACTGAAGCATCTGTTGTTCGTCTTGTAAATACAGATTCTAGTGCTCATTTAGTGAGTGTCGTAGAAACTCAAAGTGGAACTGCTGTTGGATCATTTACCATGCCAGCTGGTTCTGTTGAATTTTTAGAAAAAACATATACACATTGTGTTTTCGCAGCAAACGCAAATGTTAAAGGTGCAAAAGTAGGATTTACAAATTAGAAAAATGAAACTCATTACGGAAGAAATAGCAAGCGTTAAATTTATCACCGAAGGAAAAGGTGCTAAAAAGAAAATGTATATTGAAGGTGTCTTCTTACAAGGAGATATCAAAAATCGTAATGGTAGAATGTATCCAGTAAACACTCTTGCAAAAGAGGTTGGTAGATACAACGAATCGTTCGTAAAAAAAGGACGTGCTCTTGGTGAACTAGGACATCCAGAAGGTCCTACAGTAAATCTTGATCGTGTTTCACATAAGATTGTTTCTCTTACACAAGAGGGAAATAATTTTAAAGGTAAAGCACAACTTTTAGATACACCAATGGGTAAGATTGCAAAATCTTTAATTGGTGAAGGTGTAACTCTTGGAGTTTCATCTCGTGGAGTTGGTTCTCTAAAAGAAAATAGCGATGGATGCAAAGTTGTAGGTGAAGATTTCATGTTAGCAACTGCTGCAGATATCGTTGCTGATCCATCAGCACCTGATGCTTTTGTATCAGGAATAATGGAAGGAAAAGAGTGGGTTTGGGAAGGAGGAATCCTCCGCGAATCTCTCGCATCTCAAACAAAAAAACATATTAATACATTAGTAGATCAAAAAAGATTAGAAGAACACAAGTTGAATTTATTCAATGATTTTCTTTCAAATCTATAAGTTCTATAAATAAATGTAGATTAAAATACAAATCAATAAAAATGTCCGTTGGCAGTAAATTAGACAAAATGGAAAACATCGAAGAAAACGTAGTGACCAAAGGTGCAAAACCTGCGGATCCTATGCCAAAAATGTCAGGTGCATCAGTAGAAGATCTAGGTGGACCTACTCCTGAAAACTATAAACCCGATGATGATTCGGCAAAGTTAAAAACACCAGGTGGTACTCTTAAGCAAGTTAAGGATATCGTAACTAAAGGTGCAAAACCAGCTGAAGGAGCAAAAGGTATGAAGGAAGAAGAAACCGAAGTCGAAGGAGAAGTAGTTGCTGAAAATGAGCAGACTACTGAAGATGTTGTTTCCGAAGAAGAAACTACAACGGATGAAGTGGTAACTGAAGAAGAAACCACAGAAGATGAGGTTGTTGCCGAAGATAAGATTGATGTTGAGGATGATCTCAATGCACTTATCGCAGGTGAAGAACTCTCAGAAGAATTTCAAGAGAAGGCACGTACTATTTTTGAAGCTGCTATTAGAACTAAAGTCACAGAAATGACTGAATCTATTAAAGCACAGTACGAAGAAACTCTTGTAGAAGAAGTCAAGGCAATCAAGGAAGAACTCCAAGATAGATTGGATTCTTATCTTGAGTATGTCGCTGATGAGTGGGTATCTGAAAATGAACTCGCCATCGAGCACGGTCTTAAGACCGAGATGACTGAATCATTCCTTGAAGGAATGAAGAAACTTTTTGAAGATCATTATGTAACCATACCTGAAGAAAAATATGATGTCATCGAGAGCATGGTAGATAAACTTGATGAAATGGAGTCAAAACTCAACGAGCAAATCGATAAGAACGTTGCTCTAAACAAGAGATTGGCTGAGTCAACCGCTGACGTAATTTTTGCCGAAGTTACTGAAGGTCTAGCACAGACACAAAGGGATAAGCTCGCTACTCTAGCAGAAAATGTTGAGTTTGAAAGTGAAAACGGCTATCGTGAGAAGTTAGAAACGCTTAAGGAATCTTATTTCCCAAGCAAACCTAGCACTCCAAACAGCAAGTCTGAAAACTTGACTGAAGAGAGTGAAGCGACTGATTATCAGTCCAAGTCAGTATCTTCCGTTATGGAAAGATACCTTCAGACAATGACCAGAGTTGCTAAAAAGTGATTTTTAAATCATAAATTCAAACAAAACTTTTTAAAAGAGGTAAATTCAAATGCAAATGTTCAATGCTGAACAACTGCAGGAGAAGTGGGCACCAATTCTAGACCACGAAGGTTCAGATAAAATTCAAGATTCACATCGTAGAATGGTAACCGCAGTTCTCCTGGAGAACCAAGAGAAAGCACTAATGGAAGAGAGAGAATTCCTTTCAGAAGCGGCTCCTACAAATAGCACAGGATCTAGTGGTGGTACTGCAGGTTTCTCTGCTAACTCAACTGCATCAGGACCTGTTGCAGGTTTCGACCCAGTTCTAATTTCATTAATTAGACGTGCAATGCCAAACTTGGTCGCTTATGACCTAGCAGGTGTTCAACCAATGAATGGTCCAACAGGACTTATCTTCGCAATGAGATCTAAGTTCACTTCAATGGATAGCACTAGTGAAGCACTATTCAACGAAGCAGATACAGCATTCTCTGCTGTTGGTGCTGGAGCAACCACAAGTGGTGTTGGTTCAGGATACACTCAGAACGAAGGTGCAAACACAGGAACTAACGTCGGTTTCGGTACTACACAAAGTGGTTCAGGCGGAAACCCTGCATTACTTAACCCAACTTCAGGTGCACCTGGTAATCAGTTTACTTACAAAACTGGTCGCGGTATGGACACCGAGAAGTCAGAAGCACTCGGAGATGGTAGTGGTCCTAACTTCAACGAAATGGCATTCTCAATCGAGAAAGTTACCGTTACTGCGAAGTCCAGAGCACTAAAGGCAGAGTACAGTTTAGAACTAGCACAAGACCTTAAGGCAATTCATGGATTGAATGCTGAGGCTGAGTTAGCAAACATTCTATCAACTGAAATTCTTGCTGAAATCAACAGAGAAGTTATTCGCTCAATTTACAAGGTTGCAGAAGCTGGTGCTCAAGCAAACGTTGCATCTGGTGGAACATTCGACTTAGACATCGACTCAAATGGTAGATGGTCAGTTGAGAAGTTCAAAGGACTTATCTTCCAGATTGAAAGAGACGCAAACGCAATCGCACAGAGAACTCGTCGTGGAAAGGGTAACATGATCCTATGTTCCGCAGACGTTGCTTCAGCTCTAACAATGGCTGGTGTACTTGATTACACTCCTGCACTAAACGCTAATCTTAACGTAGATGACACAGGCAACACATTTGCTGGTGTATTACAAGGTAAGTACAGAGTGTACATTGACCCATATTCTTCAAACGTATCTGCTGATCAGTACTACGTTGTTGGATACAAAGGTTCTTCACCTTATGACGCTGGATTATTCTATTGCCCATACGTTCCTCTACAGATGGTTCGTGCAGTGGGTCAGGATACATTCCAACCTAAGATTGGATTTAAGACAAGATACGGTCTTGTTGCTAACCCATTCGCAGAAGGTGATGTTACATCTCAAGGTCTTGGTAGACTTGCTATTAACTCAAACCGTTACTACAGAAGAGTTAGAGTTGCTAACCTCATGTAATTCAGATATTACATATTTTTCCAAAGGGGACTCATTGAGTCCTCTTTTTTTGTCTAAATAAAAATAAAAGTAGTATTACGATGAAACCAACTCCAAGACAATACCAAGAAGCGGTTGAACGCACAAAAAAGATTAAGGAACATCTTATTAAAGAAGGTTACGCAGAAAATGAAGAATCTGCAGAATCAATTATAATGGGTATGAGTGAACAGTGGTATAATTTAATTATTGACTAATGAAAGAATTTGATAAGTTTATTGAAGAGGCAGCTTCAAAAAGATGCCCTGCTGGACAGTATTACTGTTTTACAGATAAGAAGTGCAAGAAAATTCCGATGGGATACCATGTTGGTCGCAGAGGATATTTGGAGCATGATAAAGATGATGATACCAACGGTAAGAAAAATGGTAACGGAGGTAATGGAAATGGTGGCAATGGTGCTAATGGCAATGGTGGTAATGGAAATGGTGGTGGTAATGGTGGATCCAACGGTGGTGGTAATGGAGGAGGAGGCGAATAATGTCAAACTCAGGAGCACTTAGAAATCAAATAGGAAACAGGAACTTCCTTGCTCCTGTAGGATTTAAGTTTAGTTTATCTAAATTTCCAAAGGTAGCGTTCTTCTCTAATACTGCTCGTATACCTGACATAACACTAGGAACCGCAATCCAGTCAACATACCTTAAGGATATTGATATACCTGGTGAAAAGTTGACATATGGTGAATTAAATGTTAGATTCTTAGTAGACGAAAACCTCGAAAACTATATGAAAATCCACAACTGGTTGACTGGATTAGGATTTCCAGAATCAGCACAGGATTTTATAGTTAAAACTACTAATGAAGATGGTATTCGAGACTTGAAAGAACAATTTAGTGATGGTAGTCTTCATATTTTAAACAGTAATTTCAATGATATTGCTGTTGTAAAATTTAGAGATTTATTTCCAATCTATCTTACATCCTTAGAATTTGATGCGACAGAGAGTGATATAAACTACTTCACAGCAGACGTTACATTCAAGTATACTATCTACGACATATTAAGTCCATCTGGAACACCCTTATGAATCTTGAACAAATTCAGGAGATGTGGGAGCGTGATGCAACCATTGATCCTGATAATCTACATAATGAGTCATTAAAAATACCCCAACTACACTCAAAATACTACACAGTTTATAATACAGTTACTCTGATGAGAGAGAAAGCAAGAACTTCTTACAACAGAGTAAAATTAGAAAGGCATAATTTTTATACAGGAAAGGCACCAGCAGAGGTGTATGCAGAAGAACCATTTCCGTATAAGGTTAGAGAGAAAGATGCGATACAAAGGCATATGGAAGCAGATGAGAAGTTATCTAAAATTGATATGAAGATAAGATATTATGATGTCACACTTAAATTTTTAGAAGAGATTATTCGTAACATATCAGGTCGCACCTATCAAATTAAGAATGCAATAGAGTGGCAGAAGTTTCAAGCAGGATTCTAATGATAAGAGAACTAGTAAAACCAGAACATCAATTATTTCATCATCGAATTGATTCGTGTAGTTATAAATTAGATAGAAAATTTTTATCTAAAACATTGATAGAAAATATGATACATTATAATGGTATTGGTATATCTGCAAATCAAATTGGTATATGGGAAAGGGCATTTGCCATGATAAGAGATATAGAACATAATGAAATAATAGTATGCTTCAATCCTCGTATTGTTAAGTCATATACTGAAGAAGTTGAAATGGAAGAGGGTTGTCTATCTTACCCAGATATTTTTCTTAAAATCAAAAGACCAGATAAAATTATTGTAAAGTATGAAGATGCTGATAAGAAAAAACATAAAATGAAGTTAGAAGGACTTGCATCAAGAGTTTTTCAACATGAATATGACCATATGGAAGGAATTGATTTTACTCAAAGATAAATAATTAAAATAGAATGTGTCTGTTGATATAACATACACTCGGAGAAAAAAAATGCTACCAATATTATTAGTAGTATCATCCACAATGTCAGAGATTAATCCATCTGATGTAGAATTCCCTGTTAAAGAGTCAACTTCTCATGTAGAGATTACAGATACCCCTGTAAATATGGATGGTATTTGCGTTGCAACCAGTTTTACTGACTACGTTTGCTACTAAAAAATCAAATATAAATAACTAAAATGATGGAGATGTTATGTCTCATTTGGTTATTTCAAAGAAAAATGAAGTGTATCTTTACATTAAGTCAGAGATACATATTTATTATGAATTAGCGGATCAGTTTACTTTTGAAGTGCCTGGTGCTCAGTTTTCACCAGCGTATAAAAAGAAATTTTGGGATGGAAAGATAAGATTATTTAATACACAGAACGGTCAAATATATGTTGGACTTTTAGATCGAGTCATACAATTCTGCAAAGATCACGGATATACATACGAATTTAAAGATAATAAACATTACGGAACTCCATTCGAAGTCAACCCGAATATCTCACATGAGGGTGTTAAGGACTATATGAATGCTATTTGTAGGCATTCACCCCGTTCTTATCAAGTAGAGGGAGTATACGACGCTCTAAGGCATAATAGAAAGTTGTTGATATCCCCAACTGCTTCGGGAAAGTCTCTGATGATATATTCGATTGTTCGATATTTTGTTGAGAAAGGGAAAAATACTCTGATAGTCGTTCCGACGAC